TAGGGCCCTTTTTTTTCGTCCGGGTGATGGACGTTTTTGGAATGGAATATGGAAAAAATAAATGAATGAACCATCGGGAGAAATAACCAGCGAGTTTATAACGCAATGTCTTCAGGCAAACGAGCTGGGGGATGCCATGATTTACATTGCCTTGAATCGCGGGAAAAGGCTCTACAACAAGGCATCAAATGAATGGATCAGGTGGGCCGGGCATCATTGGGAAATTGATCAATGTTCGCTTGACGCAATATCTTCTGTCGCAGAAGTCAGCAACGAGTATCTCAATGAGGCAAAATTGCTTGTCGATAGGATTGCAGCAGCAGAATCACAAGAGGCCAAGCAAACTTTGATAGACCGTCAGAAAAAAATCTATAACAGAGTCGATCGGCTCCGGTCAGTTCGAGGATCCACAAATTGCCTGACGTTTACCACCAGATGTCACGACCGGCTGGTCACAACAACCGAATTGTTTGATGCCGATCCGTGGAAGCTCCCCGTGATCAATGGAGTTGTCGATTTAAAAAACGGAGAGCTTTATCCAGGAGAACCGCAACAACTTTTGATGAAATACTGTCCTCATAACTGGACAGGTATAGAAACACCCTGCCCGATATGGGAGAAATCTATCCTTGAAATCATGGATGAAAACCATGAAATGGTAAACTTCATCCAGTGTCTGCTCGGGTATGCTATTACCGGTCTTACGACAGAACACATTCTTCCGATTTTTTACGGGAAGGGCAGAAACGGAAAGACTCTGATCATCGAAACGATTCGATATGTCATGGGAGATATGGCATCCCCAATCCGGTCCGAACTGCTTCTTGAACAGCGGTTCGGTAAGTCGTCTTCCGGCCCGACACCAGAAATAATGTCTCTGAAAGGTCTTCGCATCGCCTTTGCCAGCGAGACAGACGAAGGCGCAAAGCTGTCTGTATCGAATGCTAAAAAACTTACCGGCGGGGATACCCTCTTGGGTAGAAATCCCCATGATAAATACGAGACGAAATTCAACACCACCCACACCCTGTTTATGCTCACCAACAACATCCCATCCATGCCAGTTGATGACTTTGCACTATGGGAGCGCATTTTCCTGGTGCCATTCAACATCAGTTTTGTTACCGACCCGAAACATCCGGATGAAAGAAAGATCGATAAAGACTTGGCGGATAAACTGAAAAGCGAAGCCTCCGGGATACTGGCATGGCTGGTTCGGGGGACGCTGCAATGGCAGATTGATGGACGGTTGGACTATCCGTCTTTGGTCAAGGAAGCTACGGGGGGCAAGCGAAGGGAATTTGATATTGTCCAGGACTTTATTGATGAGTGTTGTGTTGTCGGTAGTGAATATAGAGTCAATGCATCAGTAATCTATGATGTATTTTCCCGATGGTATGAGGATAACCATAGCAAAAGTGTTCCATCAATTAACAGGTTCGGCCGAACGATGGGAAAAAGATTCAAGGTTATAAAGAAGGGAATCAAAATTTATACAGGAATTGGGGTGCTTTCTAATGAAAACAGTTGAACAAATCTGGACGATATTAGCATTCTGGACGAATTTTCACGCTTTTAGAGTGGAAAGTATGAATCAATAACTGTTTGAGGGAAATCCCTATATAAATCGTCCATAATAACAAAATCGTCCATAATAAAAAAAAAGAAAATAAAAAAATAAGAAAAATCAATATGTTACTATTTGGATTGAAAAAACAGTAAAAAAAAAGAAATAGCCGCCGGTCTCCTCATCTTTCCCGGCGGCGGCGCCGAGTGCACCATGGCGCCTCAGTAATGGGCTCAGGAACTGCTACCATTGGCAACTCCATCCCGCGTGACCCCGGCGGGTGTTCCGGATACGGGGAATCTTTACAGGCTGATCATGAATTTTAAAACGAAAGGGGCAAATATGATCGATACGGTGCTGGCAATTGTTAAGACGTGGGTGCATATCGGTATTGGATTGGCCTGCATGATGGCCGTGTTCGTATCGTTTTCGGCGGTGCTGTCCGAATACGATAAACATCTGGATCGGAAAGAAGCGGAGAAAGAAAGGAAACGCAATGAACGTGCTTGATCTGGCCATGAATCACGGGCTCCAGCCGAAACACGTATCATCTGCGAAGGGCGGGGAGTTCGCTTCTGCCTGCCCGATGTGTGGCGGGAATGACCGGTTCCGGATTTGGCCAGAGCAGAACGCTGGCACCGGGTCGTACTGGTGCCGACAGTGCGGGGTGCATGGAGACCGGATTCAGTTCGTGATCGAGACAAAAGGCGTGAAGTATCCCGAAGCCTGCCGGATTACGGGCGACGTTCCGGCCGATCGAAAAACGGCATCGTTTGGTTATAAGGCGCCTCCGGTGCTCAAGCCCATTGTTGAAAAGCCTGCTTATCATCCCAAAGAGAAATCCCAGGCATCGGGAGTGGTCGATGGGGACCGGTGGGCGGAGCATGCCGAGAAGCTGGTGGGCTGGGCGGCAAAACGGCTGCCTGGGTCGGATGGGGAAACACTGCTTCGGTCAAAGGGCATCGGGGCGGATACGGCCGAAAAATTCCGGCTGGGGTGGATATCCGAAGACATTTATCGGCAGCGGGATTCCTGGGGGCTGCCGGAAGTCATGAGCGAGAAGACCGGAAAGCCGAAACGGTTATGGTTTCCTGCCGGGCTGGTGATACCGAACATGGTTTCTCTTTTGGATGGGCGGCAAACGATCGATCGGATCCGGATTCGGCGTCCAGACGGCGAGCCCCGATATTACCGCATACCCGGACCCGATTCCCGGCAATTGATCACCGGAACACCCGGACGGTTTGCCCTGGTCGTGGAGTCGGAACTGGATGCCATGCTGATGGATCAGCTTGTCGGCAACGTGATGGGCATTATCGCCATCGGAACCAGTCACGCCAAACCAGACAAACACGCGCAAGCGGTGCTGTCGGCGGCAAACAGCATCATTGTTGCGCTCGATAACGACGAAGCTGGCCAGTCTGCTTTCCCCTGGTGGCGAGAAAATTATCCAAGAGTTGTATGGCACCCGGTACCTGCCGGAAAAGACCCCTCAGAGGCGCACCAGCAAAAAATTGATCTTCACGCATGGGCAATATCGGGTTTGCCATCCGGATTTCGCTCAGCGCTATCACAGGCGGCCAGACGGGCAAAATCTCAGTCGGTCAACACCGCCAAAACCGAATCACGGGAATTTTCAGAGCCGGATCATGACAGACATGATGCCATCGATGCCGATGATCCAGCTCTGAAAACGTCTGTGACGGCGGCCGTATCTGCCCAGGAACCTATTGCAGAGCTTCAGTCTCTGCTCAGCAAAAACCGGGCGATAACGATTACCGTGACGGCCAGCCGGTTGTCATTGTCGGCGCCTTCCGACTGGCGGAGGCGGCATGAACAGACATTTTCTCGGATATCCCGATTGATTTATTTCGATTCGGACGTGTTTGGATATTTACACGCCCATGGAGCCAACAACATCAACGCAAACAATTTACTGGAGGCCAGACAATGAAAGCAGCGATCAACGTAGATGGATTGTTATCAATCGAACGGGCAGGCATTTTACAGCGCCAATATTGCCCATATCATCCCACCGAAGGCCAGAACGAGTGCGGCGACTGGTGCCCGCAGTTCGGGGAGCCGGATATCCTGGAGCGGAGGCTGATATCGATATCGCTTTGCAATGGCAAACTGATCAAGTGTGAATCTCTGGACGACAAGCGCATTCGGGGGTGATGCATGCCATATTTCGAAATCAACTGCGAAGTCTGCGGAAAATACAGCCGGGAATGGCGGGATTCAAAGCCTCATCGGTTCTGCTCGATCGGATGCCAGAAAATCGGGATGCGGGGCCAGGGCACCAAACCCAATAAGTACGTTATCGATCCCAGGCATCATGACCGGATACGCAGGGCATACCTGAACCCGACCGGCAATGGCGAAATCAAAGAGCTGGCCAGTTGGCTTGGGGTGCCTCGGTGGAAGCTGTCCCGGTTTGCTGTCACGATGGGATGGGTAAACAAAACGGTAAAATCAAAACCGTGGACGAATGAGGAAGATCAGTTACTTGAAAACCTGTCCCGGTATTGTGTCGATAAGATATCGCAAAAATTCAAAGAGCATGGATATCACAGAACGCCGACCGCGATTGCTATGAGACTGAAACGCAAACGATTGACGACGAATATCAGAGGATATTCCGCGTACAAATTATCAGAATGCCTGGGGATTGACGAAAAAGGAGTTACCCGGCTGATCAAGTTGGGAAAAATCAAGGCGGATCGTCGTGGCACCGATCGCACCGAACAACAGGGCGGGGATGCCTACTACATCCAGCCATGGAATATCCGGCAATATGTGATCGACTACATCGGCGAAATCGACCTGCGGAAAGTCGATAAATACTGGCTGGTGGACATTCTACCGAATCAAACGGCGTTGGTATAGGAAGGAGGCAACATGGCAGGACGCGGCACCCTCGAATCAAACGCCATCCTGGCGTTGACGGAAACATTTGTCGTGCAGTTTCTCGAACAAGTCACCATGACCGCCACCCTGCGGCCAATCATCGATGATATTCGAATTGAACTGAATGCGTCCTGGTTGGAATGGACTGAAAAGATCACGATCAAAGACCATGCCCGCATCGAGCGCAAGATTACCAAACTGTCCGACCGGCTGCCGATGGACAGGCCCATCGATATGATCGAAATGGTGACGTTTGTCATATCGACCCTGGAAGATTTCGCAAAAAAATTACAGCCACACAAACGGCTGGTGATCAATCGGCTCATTTTGGCAATACTGAAGCTGCATGAATATTATTCAGACCCCAACAACCATGATTTCGATTATCTGTTATCGGGGGCTCAGGCGGCCGATGCCTGGGAAATGGAGGCGATCGTTTGACATGAAAACACGCAAATTCGGAACCAGAAACTGTGAGATTTGCGGCCGTGAATTCGAAGCATTCCGCGATGGTCACCACCATTGCAGCAGGAATTGCTATCAAAAAGCGCTGTATAAAAAAGCCCGCCAGGCTGCGGGAGAAAAACCGCCGGTAATGTGTGACCAGTGCGGCGAAACGATTCCTCCCAGGCGCCGGATGACAAAAGGCAAACACTTCTGCTCGGCGACATGCAAACAGAGATATTACCAGGCGGAGAAAGATGCATCCAAAGAAACAGTAACCATGTCGCAGACCTGCTGCTGCTGCGGAAAGGTTTTCGAGTACGCATTCGACAGCCATTACCGGATTTATTGCAGTCGGGAGTGTCGAATCAAGAAAACCCGGCAGAATACATCCAGACACATAAAATTCAAACGTACTTCGGGCGCTGTAAAGGCCAATTGCCCGAGGTGCAAGCGGGATCATTACATCAATATCGAGTACATTGGCACCGGAACCCCCCGTTTTTTTTGTGTGGAGTGTGCGCATGTCAAAAACCATAACGAGTTTGAAGAGTCTCGGGTGATGGCATGAAAATGTGTCGATGCTGCGGCAAGCGTTATGCGGCCGGATATGTTGTCCGGCATGGCATCTATCTGGATAAATTATGTGTGAAATGCTGGAAAAAAGGGGATGTGGAGGGTGAAAACAAGCGAAATTACCAGCCAGGAAGTTTCAAACGTGGAAAATCTTGAATTATACGAACGGATGGAGTCCGTATCGGATGAAATGTCATTTTTGGCATCTATTATGATCACATACAAGGGAAAAAACCGGAAAAAATACATTAAACATGGGCAGGAACTCTTGGGGGCATCGGTTGCGCTGAGGGGATGGGCGCTAAGCATCATGGAGGAACAAAACCAATGAAAAAAAACATTATCGCCTTTTCGGGGGCGCATGGCACCGGAAAAACAACATCGGTGTTTGAATTGGCCACGGCGCTCAAAAAAAGCGGTATCGATGTTGGTATCGTGCTGGAAGCCGCTCGGGAATGCCCATATCCGGTAATGTCGATTTATAAGGACAAGCCATCAGATCATGCGCAGCAATGGATTTTTGCCCGTCAAATGATGTGTGAGATCGAGGCCAGCGAAAAATACGATGTGGTGGTTACCGACCGTACGCCGGTGGACTGCATTGGATATACCAGATATGCTGGATATCATAATCTGGCCAATTCGATGGGTTCGTATATACAGCATCATGCGCCGAGATATCATTGTGTTCTGTTCAAGTTCGCTCACGATAACCCGTATTGTCATGAGGATGGATTTCGCAATACCGATATGGCGTCCAGGATGAAAATTGAGGAGTTGATTATGGACTCATACAATTATCAGAGGATAAAACTTGATATATGGAAACCGTCCATGTTGGAAACCCTGATTGGTACTGTGAAAGGTACCATTGCTGGATGTTCCGGTCGGCCTGTGAGCTGAGGCGGAAAATGGCCGTTCGAAGCGGCGCTAACCGGTATGAAAACGTTTATAGATTGGCCATGTGTAATAACTGCGAACAGGAGACAACAATTATGAAAACAGAAGAACCGAAAAAGAAATTATGCAATGGATGCGATACGTGGAAAGAGCTGGAGGCATTCCATATCAACCACGCCAAAAAGGATGGGCGGGAATCGCAATGTAAAGATTGCCGGAACAAGACCAAACAGATCAACAAAAGCCGGATGAAGGCCGCAGAGACAGAATTTATGGATCAAAAAAACGACCCGGCGCCAGTAACTCATCCGGTTGATGCGGCGCCGCAGTCGGTATCTTTGCCGATGGTGATGCCTGCGCATGATTTTTCTATGCAATACACCCTTACGCTTGATTTTTCCGAATATCCATATCTGCTGGAGAACCTCAAAAAAGATGCATTCAAGCAATTTCGAACCACAGAGAATCATCTGCTGTCTATTTTGGATGGGCATCTGAAAATGGTTGATTATTTGACAGCGTAATCATGACACAAGACCTGCAAGACATTATCGACAAGAGCCGCTCCACCGATGTTACGGCCCTGGTATCCGCCAAAGAATCAGCCAAACGGCGCATGATGGAGGACGGCAGCCCGGCGAACATATCATCGTTTGAGCGGGCATCCGCTGCCCTGGAGAAGGCTCTTGAAAAGCAGAAGCCGCTGCCGGTGGAAGAGGCTCCAGCCGAAGTGGTGCCCCGTTTTCGAAACACGGCCGAGGTCATGAAATTTTTGCAGGCCGAAGGCTACAAGATCAAGAAAAGTAAGCTGTACAACGACGTGAAGGCCGGTTTTCTGGCCCAGTCTGAAGACGGCAGTTTCTCTCAGAATGACGTGCTGGCCTACGTGCACACGCAAAGTTTGGACAAGATAGCCGACAACAAGGCAGGAAAACTCGATGCGTTGAGTGAAAAACGGCTGGAGAAAGAAGTCGAGAAGCTCACGGTTCAGGTTGAGAAATTGACCTGGGACATGAACCGAGACCAGGGGAAATATTTGCTCAAGGAAGATGTGCGGACGGAGCTGGCCATGAAGATCAGCGTATTCGAGGCCGGGTTCAAGCATGTTGTGGCGACATCGGCCAGTGACTGGTCGGCTGCCATCGGCGGGGAGCCGGGAAAGTATCAGATATTGATCGACCAGATCAACAACGCCATCGATGCGCTGCTGGGGGAGTTTGCGGAGTGTGAGGAGTTGGATGTGGTAGTTGAGAAGTATGAAGTATGAAGGATAAATTATGAAATAAAATCAATCCTTCAGCGTTCATACTTCATACTTCATTTTTCATACTTTTTTAGAAAGGAGTGACAATGGGAACCAAAATTGAAGATATCGCCTACGTTTCGCAATTAATTTACACAATCGGGGAGACTCATTTTACCCACCCCGACCCGGTGGCCCGCCTGTTTGCGGCTGGTATGGCTGTCGATCAGGCATTGATGTGTCTGATGCAAGATATGTTGCTGAGGCATCCCAGGGAGCCAGAAACAATATGCGCCGGTGGATAACACGCCTGGCGGGTCTGGCAATGGTGCTATTGTCTGCCATCGATGCAGACAACGCATTTATTTCCACCGTACATGACGATTTGCCACGACCGGTGATCGTAGATTTTGGAGTGATTTATATTTTGGAGGCGGATGAAACATGGAAAACGAGCGATTTATTGACCGATGGGCGGAACAAACTACCACTGGCGGGCTTAAAAGATGGCAGAAAATACGAATTTATCAAGGAGGAAAAATGGAAGACCAGAAACCGTACAAACCATTTGAATTCTGGGCGGAGGAAGCCGTCGAAACCCACCACGAAATTGACCGGGTACGGTTCATCGACGCGTGGGAAGAAATGGAAGCCGAAGTCCACCATATCGCAGTCACGAAAGGCTGGTGGGACTCCGACCGGTCGGATGGTGAAATCATTGCCCTCATCCACAGCGAATTGTCGGAATGCCTCGAAGCCTGCCGGAAAGGATACCCAAAAGACAAACACCTCCCGCACCGAATCAATAACGAAGTAGAACTTGCTGATGCCGTGATCCGTATTATGGATTTTGCCGGGGCGAAGGGGTGGGATGTGTGCGGGGCGCTCGCGGAGAAGGTGGAGTATAACCGGACGCGGCCGTTTAAGCACGGGAAACGGTTTTGATGTGGAATAACAAACCGTGACGATGTGTCACGGTTCAAAAAGGAGTGTTTATGGAAATTTTTGATCCTAAAAAAATTGATGAAAACGTGATTCGTAACTTGAATTTTCTTTGCACGACCAATGACAGCTTAACAAAAATGACGACATCCATTTCAAACAGGCTGAAAGCGTTGAATCCTGAGATGAATAAAAAACATGAGGAAGCGTATTCGGAGCTTGAAAAATTCAATGGTAAAATCGTTAGAAGAATTGAAAAAGAAATTGAATACTTCCCTGTTTGGTCGGCCTGGATGAAAGATATCAAAGGCATTGGCCCATTTCTGGCCGGGAATTTGATACTGCTCTATTATTACAAATTTATACCGGTGTGCAAATCATGCGGTGGTGATTTGGTAAAAGCCGAAATCAAAGATCAGCCTGAGAAGAAAGCGAAAAAAGCGAAGAAAGTTATCATCGATGATTCGGATAATGGTGAAAGAAAGCAGTTTGTATGTGCTGCCTGTCATAAGGTTTCATCGGGTGATGGTGTTTTGAAGCATAGAATAGATGTTCGGGACTTTCCGAATGTGTCCGCCTGGTGGCATTACATGGGCGAGCATATTGTCGATGGCAAAAAGCCAAAAATGAGTAAAGGCGTGAAATGTACATGGTCGCCGAAGGGCAGGAAGATATCTTTTATGATCGGGGATCAGGTCAATCGCAGAGATGAAAATCATGATTACAAAAAATTCATGATTGAAACCAAAACCAAACTTCATTCTTATTACCCGGACAGGTCAGACATGCATATTCATAAAATGGCCAGGATGCAGACAAGTAAATTGTTTTTGAGCCATTTATGGCATGTTGCCAGAGAGATAGAGGGGAAAAGTACCCGTGGGATTTATGCAGATGTTATTTTGGGGCATACGGGGATTATTCCGCCTTATTATTGGGGTGGATGGGATAGCTTATTCTGAAGTAAAAACCAATAGAACTTTGCAAGACCATCAGTGTTATAAAAATCATAAAGACGTTGCAAGACTATCGTGCATATAAAAATCACGAGGGGAATGCAAGACCATGCTGAAAGTCAAAATCATTAAAGCAATGCAAGACCATGCTGGCCATCAAAACCAAAAAAAAATGCAAGACCAAGCGATAATTAAAAATCATCAATATTATGCAAGGCCAGCGAAAGATTAAAAATCAACACTTGCATGCAAGACCAAGCAGGCTTTTAAAATCAAGATAGAAATGCAAGACCAGCTCTGTTTTTAAAACCAATAACACCATGCAAGACCATTGAAAACTTAAAAATTAAAAAATATATGCAAGACCGGCAGGTTAATCAAAATCAGCATAAAGATGCAAGACCAGTCTGAAAATCAAAATCATTGTGAAGGTGCAACACCAATTAAAAAATAAAAACCAATAGAACTTTGCAAGACCAAAGCTGCTGTTAAAATCAAAAATAGCATGCAAGACCATTGAAAACTTAAAAATCAAAAAATATATGCAAGACCATCGAGTAATTTAAAATCATTGAACGATTGCAAGACTAACGATTTCATTAAAATCAACCAAAGAATGCAGAAACAATTATAATTTGAAAAAGGAACGACTATGATAACATTTGAAGAAATCGCCCAGAAGTACGATGGAAAGTCAATAACGACCATCGAGACAATGATCAAGACCAGTGCAGACAAGCACTCATACCACAGGAAGGAATTCATTCTGGCGCTGTTTTACCTGGAGAGAACCAACAAATACAAGGAAAACAAGACATACAAAGATGAAACATTCAAACGTTACATTTCAGATATGTTCAACTTGTCATATTCCGGTTATAACAAGGAGCGGTTTGCTTTTATCACTGTTCCGGAAGCTGCTGAAAAATATGGTGTCGGTGTCATTGATAGGATTGCAAGCTCCTGTGGGAGTCATAAGGTAACGGATGTTGTCAAACAGATCGATACTAAAAAATCGGTTAAACGTGCAGAAATCAACAAAATCATCGAAAAAAACGCCAAACCTAAACCCGCTCCGAAACCACGATTTAAACCTATCATTATCGCCGCTCCAGAGCCTCAACCATTGCCTGTTGAAGATGTTCCTCCGGTTCCGAAGGTCAAAACACTGCCTGAAAAGCAAAAGGACGACCAAATTGAAAAATTGAAAAAGACAGTGGTCGATCATAAAGAAACCATTGAAATTATGTCTCTTGAAATGTCTGATCTTAAAAAAGAAAACTATATCTTGAAACAGGAAAACGAAAAACTGAGAAAAGAAAACTTGGATTTAAAAAAACGCACATCATATCCAAGTATTCCAGGGTTTCCACCTATGCCTAAGCTCCCAAATTTTAATAAACATTTACAGGAGCACGCATGATCCCCCAAGAACAACACCTCCAGCACATCCTCGATCTGAAACGAGAAAACCCGGAAATGGAAATTCACTTCTGCATAGATTCAGATTTTATCAATGATTATGGATGGACAGATCACCAGATTGTTGATGTGAATATCATGCCATGGTATCGGGTCGGTGAGCGCATATCCACAGACAAGAATCTCATCATAGAGATGATGTATGAAGGCATCCCAAACGAAATCAGTGATGAAGACGCGGACGCCATTGTCACCCGGAAATACGAAAAAGAAGTTAAGCAGGTGATATGCGTGTTTACAATTGCTGTGGATGAAGAATAGCTTATGCAACTATCTTTGATCGACACCCCCAACCGACCGCCAATAACCATCAATCCATCATGGCTCCCCCCCCACCTGCGGGAGCCGGGCACCCGCCTGTCGGTGCGGTTTTCATCTGCCGACCGGCACGCGCTCCGGCGGAAAAAGCAGATGCCGGTATCTCTTTGGGCGGAGAAATACCGCACGATCCCCAAAGACGCCGCTTTGCCTGGGCCATGGCGCAATACCACGGTGCCATACATGGCAGGGGTTATGGATGCCGCCATGTTCCCATCGGTGGAGCAGACTATTTTGTGTTGGCCTCCGCAGTGTGGAAAAAGCGATGGGGTGAATACCGTTATCGGGTATTTGGTGGATCGAAAGCCGGGGAATGTGCTGTATGTCTTCCCCGATGAGCTGACGGCCCGAGAAAACAACCGGGATCGCATCACTCCCATGTTTCAGGACAGCGACCTGCTGCGAAAATACTTTACCGGCTACATGGACGACGCCTCGGCTTTGTGTCTGCGGCTGCGGCATGTCAAGATTTACATGGCCTGGGCAAACAGTGCCTCCAGGCTGGCCAATAAGCCGCTGCCTTATGTGGTGCTCGATGAGGAAGATAAATATCCCGCAACGGCCGGCAACAAGGAGGGCAGCCCTGCCGACCTGGCCAAGAAGCGTACCCGAACATTTGCCCACATGAGAAAAGTATTTCGCATGAGCACACCGACCATCGAGACCGGGGCAATCTGGAAGGCCATCACCGAAGAGGCGGAGGTGGTGTTTGACTATTGGGTGCGCTGCCCGGCCTGCAATGCGCTGCAACTCATGGTGTTTTCGCAGATCACC